CGCTGGAACGCAGTTATACATATATGAGTCGCAGCACGGGAAATCCTCTATTCCACATCCGCATTCGGCGTCCGTGTTACACAACCCGGCAGCGCCTATTTTTGTAAGATGTTTATGAACAATATCACGAACGGTCATGATTCTACCTCCACTTTCAGTTGTGGTATTCCCACGCACCCGCTATCGAACCAGCGTTTGAACTCAGCAGCCCAATCAGGACGATAATGCTCAGGAGCAACCAATAGTGTTCCTATGGCGCAATTATAGACAGGACAACGTGTGCAAACATTCAGTAGCATATTTAAACCCATCTCAGGGCTACTATTGCATATGTCAGGGCATTCATCCGGGAACTCAAATCCTGCGATTAACATGTCTCATCCTTTCACTTTCTCCATCACTTCAACCACATCAGTTTTCCCATCAGCGCATTTCAGTGCTGCTTCCCTATCATCGAATACCGGGGCATAGCCAACCACGCCGTCAGGAAGCTCTAATTTTATACCCGATTCGGTTTCAAGGTCATGTCGTATACTCATTACAAGCCACATGGCTCACTCCTTCTTTTTTAGAAGTTCTATTATATTCTTCAATGCGTCGTCCATTTCACTAACATCCTCATATGACCACCCATAATCTTGTAGCTCACCAAGTGTATCCGCTATTTTATTGAGTCACTTCATTACCTTTGAGCGGTTCATGTCTCACTCCTTTGGTTTCACGAAGCATTTGCCTTTGGCAAGAGCTTCGCCAACATTGCGAGGTATTACTTCATAGGTAGTAGTGTTATCATTATCAGTGTGCCAAAACAGAATATCATCGTCGCGATACTGAAACATCACCTTCACACCAGTTTTTTCGTCGAGCATTACCCACCAGTCGTCTTCAGTGGGACGGCGAAGCTCGGACGGTCTCCACCAGTATAATTGTCCATTTAAATAGCGCAGTAGGTGAGTATTTGATGCGAACTCAGAGGTAATATTGATAATTATTCCCATACTACCACTAACATCTACCACATAATCCCCTTCTTTCCACTGTTCGTGTTGTGGCTGTGGTTCGGGAACGGGTGCTATCGGTTGTGCTGTGCACAGTACGGTTTCGATATTGCTCAGTGATTTGAGCACGCTGTTTGCGAACGCTGGCATATCAAATTCAGATGGCTTGTTCATTGTTCGCTCTCCCTTGCATCACATGGTAATTCAGTCCACGTATACTCGCATGTTTTGCATTTTACAACCATTCTGTCTCTGTGTTCCGAATACCGCACTTCATGATGTACGCTACCGCACTTCAGACATGGTCTATCTGGGTTGTATTTATTCATGGATTCTGCTCCTTTGCGCTGGTCAAAAATATATGCCCATTGCTATCTATACATATTATTCCTTTCAAATCATCCCACAACATCTGCCCGACTGGCGCAAAGTCTTCTATGAAATTTTCTTTTGTAGCACCGCCATTCGTATTTTTTACATACTGCAATGCTTGTTCCTTTAAACTACTCATGGTTTCTGCTCCTTTGCTCGGTCAAGTACTGTTAATGCCACTTTCATTTGAGCATATGACTGTTTGCTTCTTGCTTCTCCACATTCTACTTTGCGAACAAACTCTTTGCAGGCATCGGCGCATAATAATAATGCGTCCCGTTCCTTTGTAACCTGCGCAAGTTGTTCATGCAGTCCCTTTATTTCCTGCTCATTCAGGTCGCGTTCATTAACCCACTTCCTACGATTCTCGCGCAGATACCGGACACGCTTCTTGACTGCTTCAAGTTGCTCTTTATACCGCTTCATGTCCTCTACGACACCGGCGAGCGTGGCTTCCGTCTGATTGAGGTTCGCGGTGACTGCGGAAAATCTCTTCTCTACTTGCAGTGCCATGTCATGAAGATTCTTGTATTCAGGTAATTTGTTTTTTGGGTTTGAGTTGAAGTACATTCGACGCAGTACCTCATCAACACAACTGGTCAACCCATCTTTTCCGCGCCATCCGAAATGTTCAAGGGCCTTTTCTTTATCTGTAAAAACTTCTCCACAGTGGAAACAACGCCATGATGCATTTAGCCGGTCATTCTCTGCAATAACTGTATTAATTTGTTTTTTTAGTATAGCGCACCGCTCTTTTAAATCATCACTCGGAGTTGCCATCTTATTCAGTTTGGCAAGCGTGGCTTCCGTCTGGCCAAGGTTCGCTCTCAATGTTGCGTTCTGTGCTTCGAGAGCATCCCATTGTCCCTTGAACAAGGCATCAGTGCACTTCGAGCACTTCTCGGCAAGTTGTGCATCAAGGACGCTGGTGTCCTCTTTTGTTCCGTATTCCATCTTCATTTTTCCGAGTGCTTCGAAATTGTCCTTAAACTTGTTCCACAGCTTATCCAGTGCACTCCTGTCTGCATCATCGCCAAATTGTGACACCAGCGAATCAAGCGCATCGTATGCTTCGGATATGGCGCTCATATGGGAACCTCCTTCTCTGCAAGGGCGCGATAATGCTTTAGAACACCGATTGTGCATGACACTTCATTTTGCGCTATGACAGGGAAACAGGCGTCATCTTCATCAAGCCCATCATCATAGAAGCATTCTCTGCATATGCTTGGATATGTGACATCAGCCATATGCGATCTTGCCAACTCATTTATCATCGCATTCAGCACCTTGACTTCCCTTTCAAGCGCGGCAATACGATTGTTTGCCTCAAGCGGTGTCATTGGTTTTTCTTCCTCTGCACCTGTAATCCAATCGTCATCCTGTTCGTCAAAGGTATTCATCTTTCATTCTCCTTTGTCTATGAATTTTATCTCATTCTCTTTTTGAAATTCACACTCGCCTTTCTCAAAGACGGGGCAAGTAGGAACGCATCCATGCGTTATTCCCTCTGAGTGGCATGTGCTTGCGTTTACTAATTCATGGTATCGCTTTCCATATTCAGACATCGTTCATTTCTCCTATTGAGCGGCGGCAGGATTCGAACCTGCATGAGAGTTCCCCGTCATACTGAGATATCCCATCAGTTTCTGCCGTGAGTATGAGATATTAGCATCTAACTAATATCTATCCGTATTGGCTTGACCACGATTGCGTGCACCATTTCGCCTCGCCGCTCTATTGGTTTAGTCTACCATCAATGGCTTTAATGCATTTTCGGCCGCATTCATGCCGTTGTCTCTATTATAGAGTGCTGTTCTGAGTTCATTGTTGGAAAGGTCTATTTTCATTACCCTTCCGTTCAAGTAATCAAAATATGTTTGACCACTATCGAGAAATGCCTGTGCCTGTTCTGTTGTTATTGGTTCTGGTGTAGAGTGAAGAAATCCCAAGCCAAGAGGTCGTGAATTATTATAGAGTGTCGCCAACACTTGTGCCTTGTTAAGTTTAGAGATATCCATTGCCGTGCTCCTTTGTATTTGGTTTACTTTATCCCCGCCGGGCAGACGGGAAGGTTGATAAAAGTTTTGAATGTAATGTCATCATTGTCAAAATATGAAATCTGAAATCCATCACAAAATATATCAATCCCGCTGGTGTTTTTACATTCTACCGCCAGCCATGTATGCCCGTTGCGCTTGACCTCGAAGTCTGAGCGGGTGGCGTCCCTTAACATCACATCATCACTATCTGATTCAAGTTGATAAGGTACTGCAATAGGAGTTGAGTATACCTGGAATACCCACTTGCCCTTCTTGTGGAGTGGAGCATTCTTCAGTACCTTGCTATATGGCTCAATTTCACACATAGGAGCAATGTGCGTAGATCCGTCTGGGAATTTAATCTCACACCGATTTACGTCAAGGCTTACAATAGTAGCTGGTATTATTCCACAGCAATATCTTACAGAATCGCCAACTTTATATTTGGACTCTTCTGCTTTCATTTCCTTCCATTTATCCCAGAAAGGATGGTTAGCTGGAAGACCATCTGTATCAAAATCCCAATAGCCCCCATACCTCCTTATTTTGTACCACGTGCCATCGGCTGTACAATGATATGTTTCCGCACCATCCCAGACAAACATTGAATTTCTGTGCAACCAATCTTTTTGTTCATCACTTACTGGTATAATATTCTCCAACTTTCGCGCCTTGATTGCGGCGACGATAGCGGGAACAGGATTGCCACCATGCCATATATGGTTGCTAACATATTCATTACCTTTAACCACTTGGTATTTGCGTATGTAATTTGTACTCCCAAGCGGTGTAATATATTCTCCTTCGCTCCATACCACTATCGCTTCCGCGCCATCATTTTCGCCCTCGATTCGCTTCCAGTTCGGTTCACCGCGGAATTGGTATGGGTTCTCATTGCCCTCAGAGTCGATAGCCCAGACCTTGACGAGTGGCTTCGGGTTATGTGGGAAAGTAAACTGTGAACGGTGTAATGCCCACGACATATTTTCTACATAGATAAACTCTCCGCCGTGCGCATGGAAAACTGCTCTTACTACAACATACTTGGGTTCGAGCTTATCCACGACAGGGGACGTTGGGTCTGTTCCATCTTGGTGTACAAGCCCGTCCCACCAAACGCGCTTCCCGACGAGCGGGTCAAACTCACCATTCTTTTCCATCTTCTCAACCTGTGCGGCGAGTTCATCCCACGTGACTTGCTTCGGTTTGGACTTCTGCTCAATCGGGATGGCGCGGAGAATCCAAACTGGTTCTATTGTTGGATCATCTTTTCCATGCTTAGGGAACCAGCATATATTATTAACACCACCAATATAGGGTTCGTTGGTTGCAACACGTTTCTCTCCGGTATACTGAAACGTAAATCCTTTGTGATACGGATGCGGCAACTCGCACGATTCACCCTTATGGTGCTCTGCAAAGAACGGGTCTGTGTCGGGAAGACCATAGCGTTTACTTTGCGCTACCTTGTGCATCATATATGGATGTGGAATAAATGTGTCGTGATACGGAACCCATTCATCTGATAAACTGCGGATATAGACATCTTTCCATCTGTCACTATTCTTCAGCCGTTCACATTCTTCCAGTGTCAGCACCCGTATTTCCGGAGCAAAGAACAAGTCGTCAACAGGAAGGGCGTAAATTTTCGCGTCAGATCGATTGAAAAACAAGTCCCAATTCCATTTGTCAGCGTTCCACACATACCCTTTGCCTCTTCCCATCCTCTCTCTGCGTTTCCTCTCATCCTCAGTGAGTATCCGCAGTCCAAGTTTACCAGCTTCGATTCGCATCGTGTCAGTGATTTTCATTGTGTCCCTCGATTTCTGATAGTATCCAGTTCGTGCAATGTTCCCAACCCTCCGCGTATTCGGGACGGTCTGAATTGGCGAATATGTTGTTTATTTTCTGCATGTCTTTTAGTTTCTTGATTATGGTGCCAACACTCTGTATCATCGCATTCTCCTCATGGTTTCCGCCACCCGCTTCCGTGTCTCGGTATCCTGTGGTATCTGAGGTTCCCCGTCATGCGGATAATCAAATACGTCCATCTCGTGCATCTGTGCAATCAGGTCATTCGTGTTGCGGTTGCGTTCCCCCGCGATACGTTTCAGGCAATCAAATATGAGTCCCATATTTTCCTTTCTTTTAACAATTTATTATTTACTTTTTTAATTCCAATACTTCCCAACTATCTATAACCCTCTGTTGTCCCAATTCAAGCTCCATTCTCAAATTCATTAATTGTATACCAGCATCTTGGATAGCTTGATTATTTTCCTTTATCATTCTATTATTTTCCTCAGATAAATAAACTATAGATTCCATATTATCAATACTTTCCAGTTGAGCTATTAATAATCCTGACCGATACCCAAAAAATGACATTATCACAAAAATGATAATGTTTACTATTACAATATATATTTTCATTTCATCTATCCTTTCATATTATTATACTAATATCAGTGAAAAGTATTTATTCCAAGTTCTGTAATAATTGATCTGCTTCTGTCAATTTCTTCTGTAATTTCTGTTCTGATTTATTACACTTTTCTGATGCTGTTTTCAAGAAATCTTTAGCATCCTCAATTGATTCAAACCCTAATTCAGACAGTTGTTCATTTACATATGCTAATTTGCCTTTTAACTTTTCTGCTTCACTGCTCAATGAATTAAACTTTCTACGCAATGCATTATATTCATCGATTAGATTTAACATTACTGTAGTACCTCTTCAATAAGTGTTTTTATTTCATTACTTACATCATGCTCTTTATAGAAAGCCAATAGATTATCAAGAAAACCAATACCTATCTTTTCTTTTCGTTTCAATTTCTCAATAAATAAATCCAAATCATAATGCTCAAAATCATCTTTCTCATCAATAGGATTAAATACTAATTCAGGTAATTCAATCGGAATATCAATTTTAGTAAATTCTACCTTATTATAAAATTCTGCTATTAAAATATATGGATGCCTATTAATATCCCTTTCATCCCTCGATAAACGTACTAAACAACCACAATTTACAATATGCCTATCATTAATAGAATAATGATAAGGATAATGATAATCACCACAAATAATTAGATCAAATTCAGAATGTTCCTCTAGGAACTGTTCAGTATCTTTTAATTCATGTCCGGGAAATAGTGGTTTATCACCAATCATATCATGCGTAAGCAATATTCGATAATCATCATTTTTATTTAATATAAATTCATCCTCAAATTCATAATTATTACCAAAATGATTTCCATAAATAGAAGCAAATTTATGTATTGGTTTTTGTCCTGCTATATTTAATAACCGCATAGTATAAAAAAATCCCATTTGTGTATTTTGAATATTCTTGGATCGCATCATCATATCATGCTGCCCAGGTATTGTTATCAGATCAATAGAATGTTCTTGTAACTGCATCAGTATTCGCGAAAATTCTATTGTAGATAATGATAAATTTGGAGAATCAAATAAATCACCAGGTTGTAAAATAGTTTGAATATCATTCTGAATAGCAGTATCAATAATAAATTGCCATTTCCTTAATACTGTTTCTCGAAAGTTATCTTTTCTACCAATTGGAGCATTTAATCTAAAATGAGTATCACCTAAAATCATGTACTTTAACGTTTTCATTTTTATCCTCATTCACTTTGGTTAAATTAATAGCAAAAATTGACATGATAGCATATATCATTAACCATATACCAAAACCTATTAATTTCCACTGCAAACCCGGTATAAACCATACCCCAAATCCTATTAATGAATAACCAATTAAAAATATAACAGAAAATGTTCTTGATAGTTTCTTTATCATATCATGTTTCTGAATCCAATATCTTTCATCCATGTAATAATACTCCTCTCGTTTTATCATTCAGTTTACTGCCACAATAAGGACATTCATTTAATTGACTATAAACAATCTTTATCTGACTATCTATTTTACCAATACCATCATTCAATTCAATTAAATTATCATCAGTTTCTATATATGTATTTAATAGAGATTTTACTTCTGAAATCTGATCTGTCAATATTCCATATTCTTTCATTTCAATAGAAAATTCATTTAAAATATCATTTATACCATTTAAATCCTCATCATCAATTTGAGTCTTTTCCAATTCATCATTCTGATTAACTAATCGCTGTACAGTATTTACTTTCATTCGTAATTCATTTATTTCATTATCAATTTGAATACAATCATTATAAAGGGTTTCTAACACCAAATGAAAATTAAGTATACCAGAATCCAAATATTCGTTAACCTCATCTAATTCCTTTTTAATCTGTTGTTGGTTTGTTGTCTCAGATAATTTCATTGATTTAAGTTTAGCTACTGCATTTGATAACTTATCCAGTTTGGTTATTTCATTCAAGTATGCAGCACATTTACCAGGGGTATCTAAAATTAGAAAATGACCATCCAATTGTAATTGTATATTTATATCTGATAAATTAAGAGCAGTAATAACAGGCACTGGAACATCCGAACCTACGACTGAAAATTCATCCTCCATATCTTCAGTTATAATCGAATATGACCCCGTTGATTTGTCATCCCTTTCCCGTGTAATTAATACATTTTCAGTTTCAACTTCTACAGTAGCTGATCGTTTTCCTATTCGTATAAATTCGGAACCTTTAGGCCTATTCGAACGTACCCATTCTATCGCCCGAATAATAGATGATTTACCATTGTCAGAAGGCCCAGTTATAATATTTAATCCAGGTGAAAATTCTAATTCGGAATCTTCATGACCTTGGAAGTTTTTTAACTGTAATCGTTTAATCATCTTCTTTCCTTTTTAGTACTTTACGTTGTGATTTTCTATATAATTCTACCACAAGCAATAAATCATCCTCTTCAATTAAATAGAGAACATTCTGAGAACCTTTTCTATGCAATGCAACTATTGGTACCTTATGCTCTTTATCAGCTTTCTTTTTTGTATCTTCCCATAAGTTTACAACTGAAAATTCCTGTCTATGTTTTACCTCTATATAAACATCCTTATGCAATGTATCAGATCGGGTATGACCACTATTTCCGCCGGATAATGGTGTTCTATTGGTTCCCCATGACTTAGCTATCCTTCGTTCGACATCTTTCCATGATTGTGTTGGTCTCATCTACTATTTTCCTTTTCTTAAGAAAACATTCATAACTACAATATTTATCATGATTCTCATCTTCCAATACTGCATATGGTAAACTACAATTACAACAAACCTGAGGGATTGCATCAATTGGTAAAAATGTAATACTCATCATATTTTCACCTTAATACTTTCCAATAATACTCTTACAAATTTAGATAGACTATTTTTAAAAATTATGCAACTACCTCGAAATGTTTTCCTTGCAGAAATTGCATAACCATAAAATACCTTTTCAACAATTTCAATATTATATATATTATCATATAAATCATGATAAACTTGATGTATTGAAATATTTAATCCACTCGCCATATCTGCTGATACTCGTACAAGTCTAAAAATATAATCTAATGATAAAAATATACCCAGTCCATCATTTTTCATAAATCTTAAGTTCTCTTTATTTACAATATTAACAATTATACCTTTCAAAGTATCATAACTATAAATTGTTTCCCTTGATAACCTTTTACAAAATTCATTAACCTCTTTCTCATTATATAATGGATTATCATTCATCGTATTTTCTCCTTACGTTCACCTTTTGTATATACTGTTCTCCAACATTCAGCTATATATTTATCCAGTTCATTTTCTAATCCATTATCTTCTATATGAAATATTAAATCATCAAACCGATACCGCTTACCTTCCCATGTCAAATATCCCTTACTGTTACCTAAGAACTCATGCTCATTTAACCAGTCGAGATTACTACCTATATTATCAATACCATAATCAAATAATACTCTAAACGTTCCACTTCTGAATGGAGGTGCTATTTTATTTTTTTCAACTGTAAAACCTACATTTATACCGATTATCTTTTTACTCGTATTTTCAAGCTTCTTTTGCAGATTAACGAATAACCGAGTTGATGCATAAAACTTTAATGCTTCTCCACCGGAGAATGTTGTTTTCTTTGCAAAGGCAGGTGCTCCTACATTCTGGCGTGTTTGATCAATAAAAATCAATGCTAAATTCTTTTGACATAGTTGCCATATAATCTTCCTAAAACCAGCACTTAAGGCCTTTGCTCTACTGGCTCCATAGGGATCATTATCATCCAATTCTTTTCCACTTGTAATAGCAGATAGACTATCGACAGACAACGCTGAGGGATGCTCTGTATCAGCGTTTCTTAGAGCATCCCCTATGATAGTACTAAACATATACTCAATCGTTAAATCATCAATGTTTCCAGTAATTGCAGATATATAATTCAGAATAGATATATCAACACCAAATAGCTGCTGTGCCCTATCAAAATCCAATGTTCCCTCAGCATCAAGAAAACCTGTATTACCACCTTGACGTTGAGATGAACCAAGCGGCTCCAATGCCAATATCGATTTGCCAGTAGACTCAGGACCATATATATGAGCAATTCTCCCCCCACCAAATCCACCTGGAAATCTATCTGAAATTGCTAAATCAAGTACTGTACATCCAGTGGAAAGATAGTGTGTTACTGGTGGTAATTGTTGAGTCACTAAACATTCCGATGATTTTTTTAGGAGCCGCTTGGTCATTTCATTTATCCTTTGTTATAATGACTTTTCAAATGCTCTGATGCTTTCCTATTTCCAACATCAGGACGCTCAGAAAGGAATAATTGAACCTCATTATTTATCATTGAACGCCGATGTTCATATGCATTCAATAAAGCTACTGATATATCCCGTAACTGATATGCTGATAACCGTACCCGTCGTGCCTCTTTTACAGCAGTATCGGTATCGATCAATTCCAATATCATAGCTTCTGATGTCTTTAACCCAGCAGTTTCCCTTTCACTTCGTATTCTGGTTGATGTTTCTGCCTTTAATTCCTTTACATTCAATTCAGCAGCAGTTACCACACCAGTTATCTTTGAACTGAATAAAGCAACATCTGAATAATATTGAGGATGTTCAGCACAAATAGTCTGCAAATCAAATCTATCAATACCAAGTTTATTTTGATATTCGACAATGAAATCCTTTGATTCTCCTTCCAGTTCAAAAATTTGATTTGCAAGTTTATCAGTAACGGTTTCAATAGCTTTTACAGTATCATCACTTTTTCCTAATCGCCGCATCATACTCTATCCCTCCTCCGTCTGAGTCCGGATCGAATTGTTTCTCCCTTTTCTTGAACTTCATCCTTCTCCGGTTTTTCCTCTTCTCGTGCCTTTCCCAATCGTCTAACAGGTCGAGATTCCTGCTGTTCCGTTTCTTCCTGCTCATCACTCTGCCTTCCACGCCTATAACCTATATTATCAGCGTCAACTTCTACCTCAGGTTCAATATTTCTACTGGATTTTTCAGGTTCCTTTTCCTCTTTTCTCGTTTGTCTTGTTTCTGCTACAATAGGACGTGAGGGTTTCAATCCCATTGCCTTTTCCATTTCATCAATATCTGGTTCAATCAAAACATCCTCAATAGGAACCACATCATCATAATACTCGACGGGAATAGCGAGTTCACTTTTTTCAAGCGTAAATGATTTATATTTAGTTCCAATATTCTTTCCAATCCGTTTGTAGCAAACCTCATAACCATCCTCAATAATATCAATGGTTACTTCATTGGTTCGCTTATCGGTAATCAACGCATCAATTTCAGCTATGATACCTGGGGGGGCATCATATAATTGAACACCTTCAGAAACCGTCCGTTTATCCTTTTTATCAACAATAAACATTAGGTTTCTACGACCTGGATAAAACTCTTTAAACTCCTCCTTATCAGCTCCATCCTTAATTAACTGCTCCCGATACTCACAAACTGGGCACCGTTCACCATACATTTTCTGAGGGCAAAGAAAAGCATAACGATTAGGACCCACATCATAATGCACAAATATCTCCTGAAAGAAACAAGGATCGTCCACACGTGGCAGAATGGAAATAAATACCGAACCTTCTTTAGGAACGAACTTCCTTATATTCATTCCTTCAAGTTCCTCTTCATCCCTCAGGTAAAACAATCCTCCTCGCTTCTGCTGATCAACCGCTTTCTTATGAAATGCCTGCATACGTTCTTCACGTGAAAATCCTTTTCGTTCATTACGGGGCATACTTACCTCCCTGCTGCTTCATACAGCATTTTAATAAGTGTTGGTTCACCGGATTCAAATGTTGATTTGTCAAAAATAGCAATCATTTCATATCCTACCTGGGTATTCTTACCCCCACCTAACAATACTGATTTAAAGTAACCGAGAATGATTCTGCGAATACCTTCAGTATCCTTATCCGGAATTGCTTTGTACAATTCTGCTATCTCATGCCATGAACCTCCTCTCATAAGTAACCGACAAAGTTCAATAACATCACCTTCAATGTTTGCCGATGTTATAAGTGATAACTGATCTTTTTCTGATTCAACTGACAGTATATTTTCTAATAATGATAATGCCCGACGTGGACTACCATCAGAAGCATTACAAAGAGCATCAAATATCTTATCGGAAGCAACGTCCTTATTTAAATTTGTAAGAACATTTTCAATTAAAGCAGCAATACCTTCAATAGTAAGTGATTCAACCATGAACTGTGAACAACGATTATGAATGGTTTTAATAATCTTCTGAGGGTCTGTAGAACATAACATAAAATATGAATCACGTGGGAAATCCTCCAATAGTTTTAATAATCCATTCTGCGCGTCCTTGGACAACTGGTGTGCCTCGTCAAATATGTATACTCTACATTTCCCTCCCATTGGAGCAAGTGAAGCATTACTTATTACCTCACGGATTGTATCAATACCACGAGTATTAGCTACATTCAGTTCATTCAGATCAATACCTGAGCAACCAAATTCATTTGCAAGAATACGGGCAAGGGTTGTCTTACCACAACCTGATGGACCTGAAAACAAATAGGCATGAGGCCTATCTGCTGGTTGCTTTTTCACTATTGCTTTCAATGATTTAATTACTGAATCATTTCCAACCATATCACTAAATTTGGCTGGCCGCATTAGATTATACAGACTCATAACCCAATTATCTCCTTTTCCAATGGTAAATTTTTAATAGCTATTTTCCAATCCCCTTTTACAAAAATCAAAACATTTTGATGAACACTTGAACATTTTCTTCCACCATTAAACGTTCTGGTTGCTCTAATTTGAACAGTACCCATAACATTTAATAATATCAAATCATTATATAAATATAAACCATTATTTTTAAAATATTGTTTCGTTAAATCTGGGAAATAATTAAATATTCCTGTTTTTGAATCCCTATAATCGCTTACTACAAAACAAACAAATCTATTATCTTTTAACTTTGAACAACATCTACAAATTATATCTTCATAAGCAACTTTAAAATGTTCAAAACTCATATTTGAAATATCTCGTTTATCAGTACTATAAACTTCTAAATTTCCGTAAGGGGGGCAAGAAAATATAAAATCACAATTAGGAAAATAACTAACTACATCTAATGCATCACCAACAACCCATAATGGTTTATTTTCATTACAAATTAATTCAGCTTGTTTTCTATTTTCTATTATTTGTTCAGTATTTAAATCACAACCATAATATTTATAACCTAATATAGATGCAACTATACCACGTACTGAACCCCCAGCAAAAGGATCCACTATTACACCATTAACAGGGCAAAACCATTTATACATTAATTCACATAATACTGGATCAAAAATACTAATTCCTTTATTATTCATTGAACTATAATATATTTTATTTAACCCGGATCCTAACACATCCTGTTTTCTTCCAATCTCACTTTTAATACCTATTGATTTCCATTTATTTACCCTATCTCTCCAATAACCTTGTCTTGTATCTAATACAGATGATGGTGGTATTGTAAATCGTTCTTGTAATATACACATTTTACTTGGCATTATATTTTCACCAAATAAATTCTTTTTATATAATTTATCAGCATTTGAAAGTATTTTCTTTTTTAATAATTTTCTCATATTTAACTCCCTATATTCCAAAACAATATTGGTTCAGGTAAATTATTTATATTTTCAAGTAACCATTCCCATGTCTTTCCTTCATATGTATTATGTGCAGGAAATGGGATATCTACTGGTGTATGTTCATAATAAGCTCTTTTTGAATGATACAATTTTAATTTATGTATTATTTCACTGCGAAAATTTCTATAATAAAACATATCTTGCTTACTATCTGAATATCTCTCAGTATTATTATTTATAAGTTTTTTTTGCTTTTCAATAGACCACCCAGCAGAAATACCAATGACTAATTGTGGCATAATTAATCGTTCAATCAAACCGCATAGCACCCCGGACATAATAGTACCAGTACCAGTTGCCATAATAATTGTACCAGTAAGGTATTCTTTACTAACTGTTTTAATAACTCTTACAATTTCAAGTACAGTTTCATAAAAAGGTAACCCTACCGGAAGTAGAATACCATTTTTATTATCAACTATTTTCTTTGCCCTACTAAAAAAGATACTATTTCTCGTTGCTTGCATTGGATATATTTTTGCACCGCATTCTATAGCAACTTTAACAGTATCCCTTAAATAAATATCCTCCCCCTTCAATTGTTGGACAAAATATTCATATGGTAACCCTAAGTCTTTACAGATAACCGCAACACCCTGTCCACTCTTTGAAACCCTTGTATCCATATTACCAATAAGGTTATGTTGTTTTTTTAAAAATTCATAAACACCACGCATTTTAGCAAGTGGTGGCATTGGATAATTAGTACATAAATCCTCACGTTTAACATATATAATTTTATTAGAAACTATATAAGATTCAATGGGTGTATCATTAAATTTTATCATGATTTAACCTCTTTCATTTCTAACCAGTTTATTCCTTCCTCCCACTCAATCTGTAAAAGAACATCATTTCGTAATCCTAAATGTTCCTTATTTGTTCCAACAAAGTTTATCATTTCCATTAACTCATCCTTTTCTTCTTCTACGACATCAAACAAAATGCTATCGTGTACTTGCAATACAGGAACAGTTTTCATCTTACGCTTTTCAAGTTCCTCACCAAGCATCAATTGAATGAGTGAATCCAATAAGAATCCAAGAAAAGTACCACCCTGTATTGGTGTATTGACAATCTGATTAAATGAAAGAGGTCCATATCGTCTGAATCCAAATGGTATTTCTACATAACCATGTTTAATATAGAATCGTTCCTGTTTCTGCTGCCATTCATCAATTCCATAATACAGATCAAGAAATTCACGTTCAACCTTTTCAACATGGGATTCAGGTAACCCAACATTTTTAGCAATCGATTTATAATAACTTCCATAGATCTTTGGAAACACAAATCCATTTTTACTCTTATACCGTTGCTTTTTTGTAACTTTATCCTCGGATATTTTGAATAGTTTGCTTGCCCAGAACCGATGCATATCATACTTTGCATTTAACTGTTTAATTAGATTTTCATCATTGGCGAGCATTGCCTGCATAACAACCTCAGCACCTTTATAGTCCGCTTCCATCAATAAATCATTTACAGGTATAAATATCTTCCGGAACTCTTTCTGCATATCATCACGTTTAGGAAGATTCTGTAGATTAGGATTACTGGAAGATGAGCGGAACGTCGCTGGTATCCATAAATTATAGTTCGGATGTAGAAACCAATCACTATCAACATACTTTTCAATCGAATTTAAATACGTACCATTCAGTTTTGTAGCTCCTCTGAAATCCTGTATTCCTACTGCTAATTCAGAAACATTTGTATCCTCATAATTCTGTAATCCATTTAAAAATTCATCATCATAACTACCAGATTCAGATATAATGCTTAGTTTAGAAAATAGCTTTGCAAGGTCAGGATTGCTGTTTGGATTAAAATCATCTTTAAACCACTTCTTTACCAATGATGATTGCATAACTAATTTATGAGTTTCCTCTACTCGTGTTTCAACTTTTACTTTATAATCACGATAAGCTTTTTCATCAATTAAAACACCATTCTGCTCTAATCGTGAAAGAGCCATATTTCCATCCATTAATAAATTCATTGCATCGAGCTGTTTAGTATAGGTTAATCTATCCCTATGACTATCAGTAATCAGCAATGGAAATCTTGAATCCAATGAGGAGTATTTAATCACTTTATCAGGGTGCTGTTCAAATTCCTGCATCATATGTTTTCGGTCAACTTCATCCTTATATTCTTCCCCAGTTTCTTTATATACCAAATATTCTAAACTCTTTTTATCCCGTCGTTGATCAATAATATGCTGTGAAAGAATAGAATCCCAATACCAATTGTTGACTCGCACACCCATTAATGTATATGACCAATTCTCCTCAAATTTAGCATTATGTGAAACCTTTGGGGCATCAGATTGTAAAAACCCAGCAAATGCTTTATGAACCTTTTTACCCATTTGTATTAATGGAATAACAATACCTAATTCAGGTGATTTTGATAAACTAACCACAATGATTTTTGCATCATCACGAAAGTAATCCAGCATATTCGTTTCATAGTCAAATGAAACTTTCTGCTTTGATTCTGAAAACATTTTCAAATATTCAATGGCAATCGTTTCATCAGTAACGAATATATTTTCACCATTTTCACAAATTGGTTCAGGGATTTCGTACTCTATATATGGGATTGCCTCTGCTATATCATCAATGAATATATCACTCATATCCTCAGTTCTCAGAATATAAGCAGGATGATAATGGCATGATACCCAGCAATTATATTTTCTACTCGGGTATACATCCCCCCGAAGCAATCCCATATTTCCTTGTCCAGCTAACCCAGGTACAATATTGGTTTCAATGATACGCCGTACAGCATTTAATCCAAAACACATTATCAATACCGGTTGTAATTCCCTAATTTGCTGTTCCAATCGTTCATAACAAAACTGTACCTTGTCAATATCAAATTCATTATTTGGTGGTCTACATTGTAGTACATTTGTTCTGGAACAATCCTTATCAATATCAATACCATTTACACTGAAAGCATCGGATAGTAACTTCCCACTTCTACCTACAAAGTTACGTCCGGATTCATCTTCATCCTTACCTGGTGCTTCACCAAGTACTAATATTTTCTTCTCAAATTTGCCAAATGCTTTCAGTTTTGGATTCTTACAATGTTTATACAAACCACAGAGTTTACAAGGATCACTAATAAAGCCCCTTGGTTTCGTGATTTGCTTTCCGGCGATCTCATTCGGATCGAAAAGAAACTTTGGCATTTACTTCTCCTGATGAAGTGCAAGCACACATGAGAAATTGCTATCTTCAGATTCACCATAAATAATGTTTAATGATTTTTCGAATGAGAACTTCTTACAATTATCAAGCAATACAGAAAAGTGGAATGGATTGAGTGAGTATTTACCTTTGGGAAGTTTATTACCAAAATCAAATACCTCATAAATATTGGCAGACTCACCTTCATAGGAAACATTAATTTCCTTATCAGTAATGTTCAGAACGCATTCAGCATCCTCAATAACATCACCAGTAAAGTTTCCAACAGTTACTAATGCCGATTTTAATTCCTCCCGTGGTAACTCAATAAAATTGGTAACCTTGGGCATAAACTTTCCAACATTCGGAAACGTTGAACCATCAATAATGTTTCCAAATACCTTTTTACCTTCAGATCGGTTGAAGAAAACTCCTTTACTTTCATCAAAAAATACTTCATCAAATTTCTGCTTTGCAATTACCTTTACAAAATCGTTTGGAATAACAATACCATTTTCATTCGCATTATCAGATAGTAATGCATGTGCAATCCGCATTCCATCGGTGGCATATATATCAGATTCTTTTACATATACACCTTGCAATTCCATTCTGGATGACCGTCTGGAAGAGAATGCAGAACACTTACTAATGGCGGTTATAAAATCATCCGGAATAGGCCATGAATCATCCTCAATAGCAATTTCAGGGTAATCAGAAATATCGGATAATGGAAGTTCAGATGTGGAATTACCTGATTGTAAATAGGCAAGATTTTTATCAATTTCGATTTCAATATCCTGCTTTGCACCTTTTACAAATACATACAACCGATCAAATGGGATAACAAATGGAACCTCGGTTTCAAACTCTATCGAAGAACCAATCGAACCATTGAATGATAATCCATGAGTACCAGAAAATGAAATGCTTTGTAGAATTTGAATACGATTATTAACTGATATGGTTGGTTTCAGAAATTCAAGAACACTCAGAAATTCTTTCTTCTTAAGTATCATTATATAATAGTCCTTTTAAAGTATGTAACATCAATTTCTCGCCAATAGAAACGTTATATTTTAAAGGATCTGTTTGTAAGGGTATACTTATACTCATTTTAATAAAACATTTAAAAATAGAAGGGGTTAATAATTCAAGGCAAATCAGAAAAAGCATATACATTGACCTATCTTATTATTAACCCCTATTGACGCCGGTTTGAAAGGAGATTGGTAGAAAGAACCGGCCTTACTTCAAACGATTTGCAATGTTTACGATATATGCTACATTCGCCGTAGCATGTTTTTCATCGGTATCAAAATTCTTCAAAACCTTAGCAACAATAGATTTTGTTTCAAGATCGCCAGTTTTTATTACATCACAAATAAATTCTGTTTGTGATACTTTCTTTTCAACTTTTGGTTTAGGTTCGGTTTTCTTTACAACTGTTTTCTGTTCCGGTTTAACAGTTGTTGTTTTCCGGGTGATAATCGATTCTGTTTTCTTTGGATCACCACAATCGGGAAAATGAGTAGAAACTTTTACCGTTTCTTTCGGCTGTTCCTTTTTCGTTTCACCTTTCGTCAATTCAGCAATGAGAAATTCCTGCATTGCCTCGACAGTTTTGTAAACTGACAATGAGGGTTTAAGATTATTCTCTTTAATCAGCTTTTTGAGAATTCCTGTATCATCAATTTTCCGAATATCGGAAACGGTAATCTCAGGGACCTCGGTTTCATCAGGTGGTGTTTCTGTTTCTTCTTTCTCGGTTCCCTCAGTTTCAGCTTCAACGGTAATTTCAGTAACCTCACCAATTTCAATCTTGAAATCATTAGGATCAATAATGTATTCCTCTCCATTTTCAAGAGTAACTTCCAATGTACCATCTGCTTCTACTGCTGTTACCACACCAACGATATCACCTTCCTCAGTACCCATAACGGTTACTGTTTTGCCCTCGTACTTCTCTTGAAGCTCTTCTGCTGCTGTTTTCCGTGGCATTGTACTACCTCCCTATTTTGTGGTTAAAATGAAATGTATTTGGTGGAACAGTGACTATCATGTTCCCCTTTCATATTATTATACTAATACCAGTGAAAAGTATTTTAAGGTTTTCTATAATTATTTTTATTCATCATTTTCTTATAGTGAAAACACCACACCCCCCTAAAGGGGGTGTGTGGGTAGTATTTCCTATAAAATTTTAACTTTACCAATCAGTATACCATATTTACTGATTCAATAAAATACTTTTCACTGATATTAGTATAATATTATTGAAAGGAGGGTTTTTATTTATGATAGAAGAAATTAGTAGTAACCTACAAGATTCTCTGATTTATCTGGCAATCACCGATACAACATTTTCAAAGTCAATAGGAGGTCAAGTTCCTGTTGAATTCTTTTCCTCAGAAATTAGTAGGAAAGTATATCAAATCGCTGTTGAGTTTATTCGTGAATTTGGAACAGCACCTGGTAAACATTTTCAAGATGAGATTCTAAAACGAATAGGAAAGTTATCCGATGATGAACGTGAATCCATTGCCAGATATTTATTACATCTCGAAAATCTTGGAGAACCAAATAAAAGTTATGTATTTTCCCGTCTCAATGATTTCATTAAACAGCGTTCCCTCCTCACAGCAACCTATTCCTTTGCGGAACTACTCGAAAAAGACAAAATTAATGAAGCTATTTCTCTCATGCAAACAGCTATTCGCAAAGGACTCGAAGTTGGTGACTCTGGGCAAGATTACTTTCAAACGGCTGATCTTGAAAAGCGTTCCGATAGACCCGGTTGTTTACTAAAAATTGGAATACCTCAGATTGACAATAGAGTCAGACTTAATAAAGGAGAATTGGTTATCATTGCAGGATTAAAAAAGGGTGGCAAGTCTTGGTTTTGCCATCATATCGGAAAACAAGCATTGAAAGCAGGTTTAAAAATTCTTCATGTATCCCATGAACAATCATTGGAAGATACATTAAAACGGTATGATATGATGCTTGGTGCATTATGTGATAATGAAACTCCACAATTATTAGAATTTAGGCGTATGGAAAATGATAGTATTGTTCAAAAATCACGATTAACACGAGATACCATTTACAATAAAAAAGTAGTTGAAAAGGTACGCTCAAAGTACACTCAATATGGTGGCCAGTTACGCATAAAGAAATATCCAATGGGTTCCTGTAATGTATTGGAATTGGAATCATTCATTAATAACTTGGAGAACTTTGAAGGTTTTCACCCGGATATTGTCATTAATGATTACGCTGATATTATGGCGCCACCAAGCAATTCATCATTGAAAGCAAGCAGAGATTCTATCAATGAAACCTATATTGGATTGAAAGGAATTGCCGATGATAAAAAATTACTAATGATTAATCCCAGTCAGATAAATGATGAAGGTACACAGCGCTTACAACGATTTTATCAATTGGATGGTAACTCATTAAGTGAGGATAAGCGAAAGTTTGCCAATATTGATAAGGGATTATACGTGGCGGAATTAACAGCGGAAAATGAATGGGGGTTTAAAGAGTCTGTTGTAGGTTGTTTTGCAAATAGAAATGGTTCAATATCAGGAAGGGTTTGCATCGGACAAAATTTAAAGGTGGGTCAATTTCTATTGTATTCACATCCATTTGATGAAAGAAAAGAGGAATAATATAATGGCAAAGATATTGTTACCTATTCAGAATAAAAAGAAACTATTACGAAAAGTACAAATCGACCATTTACCTGAACCTGAATTTATTATGATTCCAATTAATAAACTCAGAAGGTCAACATTTCCAGTAAGAGATTATCCAAATTTTAATCATGGAAAGTTTCAAGAATCACTTTTTAATAACAGCTATGGTATTTTAACTGTAGCTCATTTCTCATTGGATATAAAGGAAATTATAGATGGTAATAAACGATATGAATTTTTATTGAGAAATAATATACATGAAGTGCGTTGTTTAGATTATGGAAATATAACTCATGAACAACGAGTTAAATTAGCTGAACAATTAAATCATAATTGGTACGAATAAATGATAAATATAAAAGAAAAATTAGATTTATTTGGTAATCAATTAAATACAAAAATTGATATTAACCGAGAAACATTAGCAGATGCATTAGAAAAATGTCTTATGAATAAATCAGTAGGTGAAATGATTGGTTTACTTACTACTGATTATGATTGCATATTTGAATATTTAAATTTGTACAAGGGCAAAAGAAATATGTGTAATAGGATGTCCTTGCTATTTAATCCTCATAGATTATATACTAATGCTAAAAATATGAAAACCATATTTGAAGCAATGAAAAATAAAAAATGGTATAGTGGGTTAGCACGTTTAGCTCTTTCAGAATTTAATGGAAATGGTAGTACAACTTTTTTTCATTTATTAAATATGGGTATAGAAGCAACACGATTTATTGAAGAATTCCCACCACATATTTCACGTATGTATGCCAAACAATATGGTGTAACTATAAATTCATTTGTACTTGACCCATGCGCTGGATGGGGTGGTAGAATGATAGGTATATCTACAATTTGCAATAATTATCAGGCTTATGAACCATGCACACAAACATATAATGGATTACTTAAATTATCTGATTTTATTACCAAATTACGCCCTGAATTTAAAAGCAATATAAAATGTTTACCATTTGAAAATGCTTTATTACCTAAAAATAAATTTGACTTTGCTATAACATCACCACCATATTATGATACTGAATTATATAGTAATGAGGAAACACAATCATATAAAAAATTTAATACCTTTGAAAAATGGATTATTGGTTTTTATGAACCATTAATTGCAAAAACCATGAATGCATTAAAACCAAATGCAAGTTTTATATTGAATATTGGTAGCAGAAAATATCCACTCGAAAAAGAATTGGAAAAAATAATAAAGAAACATAATTATAAATTACAACAAATAGCAAGCCCATTAAGTGGTAAAGGTGGTTTGCGAAAAGCAGAAGGCGCTGAAGCTTTTTATAGGATTACCAAATGAACTATAAAACAATTCCATTAGAACAGTATCAAGAGTGGTTTCAGGATATGGAATTTAAAACCACTCCATTTTACCACCAATATGCATCATTGTCATTTGCTCTTGGTGAACGCATAAATCATGTTATGTTCTTACATGGAATTGGTACGGGTAAAACATTAACTGCTTTGTATCTATTACAATGCTGGAATCCTCAACAGAAAACATTAATCATCAGTCCTAATTCTGTTATAAATACCTGGATCGAGCAGATAGAAAAGCATACTGATTTCAGTTATATTATATTAAATGGGGCTGCTCAGGAACGTATTGAAAAGCTCAATCAAAAAGTACAACTATACATTATAAATTATGAGGGACTGCGAACCATATTTGCAATTAAAAAAGGTAAGCATTACATTCCTGATAAAGATGCTATTCAGAAATATGGATTTGAGGCATTAATTACTGACGAGTGCCACCGTTTCAAAGATCACACTGCATTACAAACCAAAATAGCAAGACTTATTTCCCAACGAGTAAGATATTCAGTACTCATGACAGGTACTCCAATATCTCGTTCAGCAAAGGATTTATTTGGGCAGTATCAAGTATTGGATAATGGGCATTGTTTAGGTAATGATAATTTTACATTTATGAAAACCTATTTCTACAAATCACCATTCGAGTATGATTGGCAACCTAAGAAGGTATGCCATATCTGTGGTGAAATGTTTATCAAAAAACATGACCATCTGAAAAAGCATAATATTGGTTTAAAAGAATACCGTGAGAAGTATGGTAATGATAAAACAACTGAACAGCTTATTATGAATTTAATTGAACCAATAACATTTCAATATACTCGTGAGGAATGCCTTGATTTACCTGAACAAGTATATGAAACACGCAATATTCAATTAACAGCGGAACAATTAGGTGCAATGGAAAAAGTTTTGTTAGGCATTAGTTTAAAGGAACTTACTCCGAAGCATATCGAATATCATACTCACAAGATTCTACAAATAGTATCGGGGTTCATTATGACTGGTGGAGAAGTAGTTTATACATTTCCAACAAACCCTAAATTGGATGAACTATCTGAATTAATAAATGAAATGGAAGGCAAATATATCATCTATCATCAATATATATATGAATCGGTAATGATTGGTGAACTACTGAAACAAAAGAAAATCCAGTATGCTATGCTCAATGGTGAAATACAAGATAAAGGAAAGCAGATCGAACAGTTTATAAATAATGATAATTGTAGATGTTTAGTAGCTCATCCTAAATCTGGTGGTGAGGGATTAAACTTACAATGTGCCAATACCGAGATATTCTTTAATAATGGATTCATTGGAACCATACTGAGAAATCAGAGTGAGGGACGTATTCATAGAACTGGTCAAAAGAAGAATTGTTTGTATATTGATCTAATTGCAGAGGGTACTGTTGACGAAATTTTATATAATTCTTTAAAAAATAATGAGGATTTTGTAAAAAATCTTTTAGAGTATTTCCATTGCAGGACAAAGAGTTAGCGTATTTCTTAAAATTTTTTTATTAAATAATTAAAAAAAGTACTTTTATTTTTAAATAAAATCATTATATTATTAGTAGTAATAGTAAGAGAGCAGAGAAGAACCTAAACTGGAGATAGTAGAACAGACCAGCGGTGGTGAAACCAAAACAAGAAAGTTGAATAGATTGCCTCTCGCGCAAACCCTGACAGTCAGTGGTGCAGAAAAGCAAAACGAGAACAATCAAATGGTCTCCTGAGATACAGCAGGATTGAATAAGTTGTAAGGCAACGAAACCACTAACAAGGGAATAAGAAAATGAAAGTCTATAATATCTGCCCAGAGTGTGGTAAAAAGGGTATACATATTATATCAACAAGATTATATCATTATGCTGTTTGTAAATATTGTAAGCATAGTACAACAGTAAAACATTGGAATAATATTACTAAAAAATGGGAGGATTTATGCTCAAAAAAGTAAAAGTTTATTTTTACTCTGGAAACTGCTTTCGATTTTTCGTGAAATGCAGACATGATGAGTATAATGAACCTCCATTAATCAAAAAGGTAAGTATAATTCATAAATGTTATATCTGCCAAACCAAAATGGATAAAGGTTCACGATATTATCAAATTCATGGGCATTCAGTTTGTTCACAATCATGCGTAGAAAAAGTCATTAGAGAGGAGAATAATAAACGAATAATTCATGAAGCAAAAGAACATTTGGATGAAATGCATTTGAGTCCTGAACAACGTAATTACCGTTGTACTCATATTGGTTTTAATGATTATATTCTTCCACTTTATTAAGGAGTGAAAATACCTGACTGTAAACAGTATAAACCAAAGCCAGTTCAGTTTCAGCAGTATACAACTGAATTTCAGGCTTGTATAAATTGTCTCAATTGGGTTTGGGATCCAAATTTATTTTATTTTGTATGCAAACTTGAAATAACTGGAAAGCATTAAATGTTTCCAGTAAATAATGATAAGAACTAACCATTCTTATCAAAATCATTTCACTCTTTAAAAGGAGTTGCTTTATGCTTACCACAATCAAGTACTACATTATCCGTCTCTGGAAACATTTCATCATTGGTACAGATGAAATTCTCATTCAAAAATCCATCATGCTCAAAGCTCCTATCAAAAAGGAAAATCCTTCTACCCAGAAAATAAACCGAACCATTAAATATCTCCAAAGCAGAATCAATGAGATTCTTTCTAATGATATTGCATTCAAACTGAATATCAATGAAACATGGAAATATGAAAATGGATACGTTATGGTAAAACGTATCTATTGTGATTTTCACGAAACAAAATGGAATATCATTCGTTGTTCTCATGGAATGGATTGCTTCAATTGCAAGTAACTAATATAGCTGGTGAACGGGTAATTAGTAAATGTGAGTTATCCTGCCCCGATGGGGTCCATTAGAAGTACCTGAAAGGTATATACCACCTCTCACCACCAGCTTTAATAATTCACTATCAACAAGGATTTGAAAAATGGAAACAACAATAATGGTTCGTGGGCATCATAATGAAATGACTGATAAACAATTTACAATCACACGTGATATGATTCATTCTATCCCTGAACCTGAATTCACCCATTCATGGCACCCAATAGCTCATAAACGTTGTGATATCATTTATGATACTGTTCTTGCCGAACGAAACATCAAAGTTTTTAATCGATCATATACCATGAATGAGAAAGGCACTGAGGTTTACGCCAAACTCATTATTGGTGATTACGATCAAGAAATCACGTCAACCCTCATCTGGAGAAATGCTATCAATAAAATGTTCTCATTCGGAACATGTGGTGGTACTCATGCATGGGCTTGCTCAAACCTCATGATGTTCGGTGAGTTTGTAGAGTTCAGACGCCATACACATGGAGTTGATGATGATGAACTTCAATCGGTTGTTATGAGAGGACTCGACAAGATTCTACCAACACTCAATGATATGGTTGGTTGGCAGGAATCACTCAGGGAACGGAAAGTGAAAGTGAATGACGTGGAAAGTGCTGCTTATGAAGCATTGAAGGTTGGTATAGTTTCACATCATCGGTTTGCACAATTCGATAATCTTCTATTTGGGGAAAATCATTCATACGAGCCAACCACAGTATTCGGATTTCATGGTGCTTGTACAGAAACCATGCGCGATCTGAAAATGTCTGATGGATTGGTGAAACGTCAACGGAACCTGAAAGAACTCATTGAAAGGCGCTGGGGTTGCTAATGAAAAATACTATTAATTTATCACGTGAGCAAGCCATTGAACTTGCTAACAGTAAATGGTGGGAAATGATTCCAGAAAAAGAAGTTGCAATGATACAATTATGCACACCACTGCTTTGTATGCCTTTTGACTTGTTCCATAAATCAGTTGAGTGTGCTACTGGAAGACCTGTTTTCACCCATGAGTTTGCAAACCCAGATGGTTTATGGGATGAAATAATTGGTAAAAAACCAGAACCATCATTAGAAGAAATTATTAATATGATACCAGAAGATAAACGAATTGTTTTAAATCTTGTTAGTTTTGAATATTTGGGTTGCTAAATACATAAAAACGGATAGTGAAGCAACCCTGTAATTTAAAACATAGTACTATCCATTCCTCTAACAACCATGCCCGGTAAAAGGAGAATATTATGCGGAGTCGTAAAAGGTAGTCATGCTACTTTTTATCATTAATGACTCCTATATCTTAATCCTACATAATATACCTTAAGACAAGAAAATGAGAGATTAGGAATGGAAGTTAGGTAGTAAAGGGAGGTCAAGGACAACTTGACCTCCCATATTAAAGGAGTATTAATTATGTTTAATAAACTCAATGCTTTTTATACTATAGCACTCGCCTGTTTGAGTTTAGAGGATATTGACAATTTATTATTAAATACCAACAATAATGAATTTTCACCATATATTAAAAAGAAACAAGATAAACGTAAAAATTGGAGAGTTCAAGCAAAAAAAAGATTACGACAAATTAGGTATGATATAAATATAAAGGAATTCTAATATGAACATTCTAAAAATTCTCAATTATTTTCATATTGAATATGCAACTCAAGGTCCTAAAATCGGAAAAGGTGTTATTGGGGTACATTGTCCTTGTTGCAATCATGCTGGTTTTTATCGTGGAATTTTTATTGATAATGGTATTAATTCATGTTGGTCATGCCATAATTCAATGTCACTATTTCATTTCCTGAAAATGGTAAAAGGAATATCATATGATGAATATTCCAAAGTAGCAGGGATTACACCATATACCGCTGATACTGCAAAGAAAAATCTTGATACTATTTTTCATACTAACGAACAGAAAGAAGAGGAACCGGAACATACAAAGTTCGCTGATATAAAAGGTATAGTTCCTGTTCATTCAAATACATTAATTGATAAATTTTTAGATGAAAGAAAATTCCCAATTACTCTATTGGAAAAATTCAATTCATATTATGGACGATCTGGTGATTATTTTGGGCATTTGGTTATTCCAATACCTGCCCCATTTAACGGACCCGCTGTTACATTCATTGCTCGTGATTTAACAGGGACATCTAAAAAGAAATATCTGTTTCCAAAATACTGTAATATAGGAGAATTAGTATACTTCACTCGTAACTGGAAAAATATTAAATATACCGATACAATATATCTGGTGGAAGGTATATTTGATGCATGGGCAATCGATATGGTAGGTGGAATTGCAGGATGTTTATTTGGGAAAAAAATCAGTATTGCTCAAGTTAATTATCTGAATACTTATTTACCACGTGCAATGAATGTTGTTATTATGCTTGATGGTGATACGAATTTTAATGAATCCATAAATTGTAAAAATATGCTCGAACCATTTTTCAAGAATTTAAAAATAAAATCACTTCGGAATATTGGAAAGGACCCTTGTGATATTCATAGAATGGATTTAAAAAAACTTATTGAAATGAAAGGAGAATAATATATGCAAAGAGGACGTAAAACAAAAATTCAAATGTCAAAACTCATTACCGTACCAGAGTTATCACAACGTTCTGGTTATAATTCACAAAGTATTTATGATTGGATACGGAATGGAAAAATAGTAGGTTATGAAACGGATGGAAAGGTACGGGTACATTCAGACCAAAAATTACCACCTGAATAGCCGTTTTTAAGCGTTCAAACATTAAAAGCATATAAGTATACTCTTTTAATGAGAACCTTTAAAATTTCATAGGTTCCAATAGTGAGAAATTGATTGTGAAAGGAGATTAGTAATGTCATTATCTGATTATTCCGGATTAATCGGTAAACTTGCATATGATTTTAAGTCACAGTGGAAGTTTATCAGTTTCGAGTATTCAGATTTGTTTAATGAGGGTGTACTTATATTTTATCAATGTCAAGAATCATTCGATCCCAAACGTGGTGCCTTTTCAACATTCCTATGGAAATGTATTCACTCTCATTTTATGGAAATCACCAGACATGAACGAAACAAGAAAATCGAATTTACTGGTGAACTAATTCCTGATATTGCATCAAAACCTATCATGACAAAACCATCCTTTTTCCATTTATCCAATGATACCAAATTCATGCTCGATGCTATGCTGAATGGCCCAATTGAATTAGTAAATAAAATTGGGCAATGTTCACATCGAAAAACCGTTCATTATATCCATGAAATTAAAGAGCAAATGATATCCTATTAATTGGAGGTAAAAATTGTTACGCGAGAATCTTATAAAAGCACAAAATATTATTCATAATTTGGATATACTTGAAATGCAGAAAAAACAAATCGATGAACTATCACAAAAAGGATTTAATGAAAAAGTAAAAATCTATATTCAAACATTGAATGGAGCGGATATAGCTTTTCCTATTGAAGGAACAGCAGCAGCAATTCTTTTTAATACAGTACGATATGGTATTAATAAACATATTGATGAACTCGAAGCTGAATTAAAAACAATGTAATCCCCAATCAAATCCTCATAGTGCTCCACATATAAAGGGGATAGGTAGAATAATTACCTATCCCCTTTCCTCTCTTTACTTCGCTGTATTATTAATAGCATCCCGTACAAATATAATCCCAAAACCAGTAAATATTGATTGAATTCCCTCAGAAACATTACCTTTATAAATATTCCAGCCACCAGCGGTAATTAATCCTAATCCCGCCCAAAATGTTTTCTGTAAATAAAATGGTTTTTTCATTGTTTAATCCTCTGAATATGAAATGGCATATGACACGGATCCACCAGATGCAATTTTAATTTCTATTCGTAAACTATTTTTAAATTCAGCATTTAAAACCGCACCATTTTCAGCAGCAATTACAAATGGAAATGTTGCTATAGTTGTTCCCCATGAAACATTTACAACGGCATCAGCAGTTGTTGCTATTTCATATGCTGTTCCCTCTATTGTTATTTTTAATGTTATTGTTCCAGTACCTACAGGACCATCCAATATTATTCTATATAGTTTCCCCGAACCAGTAATCAATGGTAGGACATCAACATATGTTGCAGAACTGGTACTACCTGATATAACTTTAAATTCACCTCGTAATGGATTAACCGTCAACAATGTTGCATATACCTTTGCCAGTAATCCTAATATTGCCGCCAGCATTTATACCTCCCATTTATGATAATGTTCTTGCAACCGCAGTTGGTAAACCATCTGTATAAGAAATTACTTCTGTCATTGTAATATTCATCTCACCAGCATCAAATACTGAAGTGATGGTAGTGGGTAAATCACTACCATCATACGTTATTGTAGTTACTACTGTAATATCATAACCAGCATCCCCTGCTGGTGATTTATCAGTAATTGTAATAACTTCCGGCAAATCATTTCCACTACCACCAGTATTTGCTATGGTTATATCAGAATCATGTGTAGTAATTCCTTCTGCCGCTGCTTTCATTTCCGCCATTAAACTGTTATACTGGGATGCCAATATATCGGTATCATTATTAATTACAACTGCTGTTTTCGTATACGCCATGTTTTACCTCTTATGTAAGAAGAATATGAATTTCGACAGTTAATGTTTCAACGTTTGTTTTCAATTCAGTTATACTTGCATGGTTTATCATTGTACCTGAATTAACAGTAGCTGAAGCAGCTTCACCAAATAATCCAATTTCTGTTAATGTTCCAACCGCTTCTGTTGCCCCAAAATAACCATAACATATAACTGATGTGGTTGTATAATCTATATCAGTAAGTACTTTTCTTACTAATTCAGTAAATAATGTAGTATCCCCAATTGCTGGCGTACCCGCTCCAGTTCCAATTGCAATATAGGTAATATTACAATCATTTGCTTCACCAGCAAGACGTTTTGCAATCATTGTTTTGCAAACAGTAACTATTACATTTTTATAATTTGAAACTCTACGTTTCTTAGTTTCAATATTTTGAAATGTAAGTTTAATCTCACCCCTGAATGATAATCCTTCAGACTGAATAATTTTATGCATATAATGCCGCCGTTTCATTATAACGCGCAGTTACCTGTGATTGAGTTTGTATTGAATTATAAATTCGTATTCCAGATAATTTACCATTAATTACATAATCCCCTGTTGCAGTACTACCTATCATTAAATTTGTATTACCAAGTACTACATTACCAGAATAACCAGAAGATATGAGAACTCCATTTTTATATACTTTTCCAGTACCATCTGAAAAACGAGAGACTATAAAATGTACCCATTCTCCAATAGGCATTGATGTACTTATGCTATAAATAGCTCCACCATCAGAAGAAAAATACATTGTACTACCAAATGTATTTAATTTAAATTTTCCATTACAAAATATTTCTCCAAGAGTGAATGTTAAACTATTATAATAAATCCATGCTTCAATAGTAACCTCATTCAATCCTATAAAATCAGTTCCGCAATCAATACCATCAGTTGTTCCATTAAAATTTAAAACCTTATAACCAGAACCTAACGTTGTCCATGAAGGAGCATTAGTTGGTGTTCCATTATGCCCATCATCTGATAAATCTCTAAATACACCACCCGTGGTCCAATAGTTTTTTTCAGTTAGAGGCATATCTAATAAATATAAACCCGCCCATGTAGCATATCCCCATTTTGGAACTCCATATTGTGAGGGATGACTATTTTTTGATGTAGTAATAGTATCTGATATTATTAATTCTTCATTATTTTTCTTTAAGATATGAACAAGTTCATCATCCCGCATTTCCATTGTATTTGTTTGTTGTTTAGCAAGATTTAATATGAGATCAACAATATCATTACTCATCAGTATCTCCTTCAAACTCTATATTGTATCGTAATATATTGTTACCAATATCATCAATTGTAACCTGTCGTATAAAATATTCGCCATTATATCTAAAACTTGTTATATTTACTGTCACTGCCTGACCAGCTTTAAAACCATAATAATCTACTACTGAAAATGAACCCTCAATACGTGGATATGAATATTTTTTTAATTCTCTTGTTCCTCTATGTTCGACCATTAATCGAGTTTGTAATGTAGTATCTTTAACCACATATTCATAAATACCATCACCACCCTCAGCAGATGCAATTAATAATTGAGATGCATCATCATCCATACGCACTAATAATGGATATTCAAACGTCATAGTAACTTCTAAAACTACATTACCCGGAGTTGATTCAGCCGCAGCACAAAATAATGTTTGCTCATATTTATTATAAAAATATGGATATGTTCCATCATCAGTATCTATATTTTCCTGTCCGAGAGGTGTTTTAGAAACACCATCGACTTTTAATGATATTGAACCTGGTCTATATGGTAATGACCAATATCGCTGTTCACCATTTCCATAGAATTTAACCGTTTTAGTATCCGATACAGAATAACCACCTTGGACATATACTCTATTTCTGATTTGAGAATAATCAGAATTCATTTGAAATTTTTCAATCGTAGATGCAAGAGTAACATCCGTAATTGCTAAAGGAGCCGCTTCCGCTTGTTCCTTTATAAAATAATGAATATCCTTATCTGCATCAATAAACCATTCAGCACCATCAACCTCAGCAAGCTCACGCAAACAATCAGAAGGATATCTATAATTAAATAATACATCAATAATAGGACTACTTATTGAAACATGATTTGTTGTAAATCCTAAAGCAGGATCGGTATAGTTTGCAACAATATCCTCTATAATTGTTTTTGATGTAACAGTAAAAACATATAGACCATTTTGATAATGTTCCACGACAAGACGTCTATCAAATAATCTCCAATATCCAACACAATTTATCGTATAACCAATTACTTCAGGTGCCACATAATCAAATACAATTGAAGCAATAATACCACCAAAAAGCATATTAGCAGTTGAATCAATATAAATACTAATTGAATTACCCTCTCTTGGTATGGAAAAAATATCCATAGCAGTAGAAGGATTTATTAATCTGAATGAACAGGTATCTGAATTATATGTAGCTCGATTATAAACGGTTAATGAATTACAATTCGCTGATACGTCCATTCCATTTATCGTATAATATATCATGTGGTATATTTCTGTTGTAAACGTGCACGACGGGTTATTGAATTTACAATGACAGTTGCTAATTTATCCGCATCATTATCATTCATTATGGTATTTCCTGTTACCTGAATAAATATACCACCACCATTATTTTCAGAATGACGTGGATCGGAACGTGGAAGAACTTCCTCACCAGCATGTGCAATGATTGGAATTGGTTTTCCAAGTAATCCATTTATTATTCCACCTTTAGCAAAACTTTGTATAAATCTTGACGGTAACATATTATATAAATTATAATTGATTTCTTGCAGTGCCTCTGCATATGTATTAGCATCCCCTCGTTTCAACATATTAGCTGCCATCGATGCATAATAATCAATAGCGGTATCAGATATTTTTTGTCTTTGTGCTTTTATTGATTCATTTATTTTATTTATTTCTTTTTCAATATCTTCATATGCTTTATCATATGTTGCTTGCCATCCAACTCCAGATAAATAATCAGATGTACCTTCACCAGTTCCTGCCTGTCCTAAGTATAAACCTACTGCAAATGATAAAAAACTACTAAATGCTCCTTGTACTTTAGTACTACCAAGAGCATTTGTAATAGCTTCAATAATTGTACTTCCAATACTTGAAAATTTACTTATAAATGTACTTATTTTACTCAATAAATCACCAGCATCAAGAGCAGTCTCTATAGCATCCTTAACTGTTCCTGTAATATCATTAAATTTATGTATAAATGAATTAAATTTTTCCCATGCTGAGTAGGGGCCTTGTTTTACTACATCAAGGGCATCACCTACAGCATTTTTAACTTTTTCACCTACCTCTTTAAATTTTTCCGCAAAATTTTTAATTGAACCATCGGTTTCAATTTTTCCTAAATGTTCTTTTATCCAATCTGTTAATTTCAAAGCATTTTTTATTCCCTTTACAAAATTATCTTTTGCAAAATCTACAAGAGGATTTATCATTGCATCATAAATCCAATTTGCTAATAAAAAAGCTCCTCTAAACATAGATGCAAAAAAAGCAATTCCATTTTTAACAATATCACTTAAAAGAGCATCATAAATCCATCTTGATAATAATATAGCTCCTTTAAATGCTAATACAAATAAATTAATTGCTCCTGCTATTATAGGGTCAAGAAAAGCATCATATATCCATTTTGCCAATCCCACTGCTGCTTTAAATGCTAATTGGAATGCAGTTATACCTAATTGTACTATAGGATCAATAAATGCATCATATATCCATTTCGCTAAATTTTTCATAACATTACCAAGTTTACTTCCAAATCCTGATATTGCTTGACCTACTCTTGTATCCCAAAACGCATCCCATATTCCATCAACTATAGTTTTAAATACCTTTTTATAAAGCGTATCATAAAAATATGTTAATGATTCCGCTTCCAACCGTAACATTAATTGTGCCCCAATATCAGCAGCGGCATCAGCAGCAGTATTTCGTAAATTATTAAATGCATTTCTCCATCCACCTACAAGAACATCTTTATTAAACCAATAGGCAACATTTTCCAATTGCCATTTCATTTCTTTACCAATAACCTTAAATGTTTCTAAAGCAGTATTTTTTAATCTTGCAAAGGTACTATTATCACCTTCATGCAGTTTAGCAATTGTTCTATCAAATTCTTGTATTTGTAATTCAGAATCTTTAATGCCTTGTTGTAATTGCCTTCCCAACGCCTTATTTGTTGCCATCATTTCAGGAAGATTACCCATAGTACTGGCTTTTATATATGTCTCATCCATTCTCCGGTTAGTTTCAGTCATACGCCGTTGTTTATACCATAATGCTTCTAAACCACCTTGAATTAATCCAGGTGGTAATTCAGATCGAGTACCAGAATAATTACCACCTTCTATTTCACCAGCCTCTCCACCAACTTTAGGACCTAAATCTTGACTTGCTGTACCATAAAAATCTTTATTATTAAAACCACCAGTTTTTGGTTTTGGTTTTACTCCAAAAGGACCACCAAGAAAGAGATTTGTATTATGAGGCATTTTATTCCATATATCAACAAAGAAACTTGCTATATTATTTAAATCTTTCCAGTTACTACTTACAGTATAAATTGTACCGGCAAGTATGGTTAATGTGCCTATTAAACCAACACCCGCTGAACCCAATGTAAATCCAACTGCCATTAAAGTTGCTTTTAATAAAGGTAATGATGCTACACCTACCATTAACCCACCAAGGGCAGTTAATATTAATCCAAATGCGGATGCCGTAAGTACTAATGTTTTTGTTAAATTTTCATGTGTATCAATAAAATCTTTTAGAGCATAAACGAGATTTGTTACTTTATCAAAAAAAGTATTTAAAACAGGATTCATATTTTTACCAATTGATTCTTGAAATTCATTGATACTTTTATTCATATTAATAAATTTTACTTCTGTAGTAGCTAATTCTTTTTCTGCAAAATCTTTATATTTCTTTGTTAAAAAATCAATGGCATAGGCAGCTTTTTCACTTGCTGTCATATTCTTTAATAATTCATTGGTAGTCTCATTTAATTCAGGGTATAATCTTCCAAGCAACATTAAATTACCACCCATAGCACGGGAAAGCATTATTGTACTTGATTCAACACTTCCCATACCAGCAGACGCCATATTTAATGCGAGGGTAGTAATAGTCATTGATTTACCAAGATTACCAGTTATATTCATTGCTTTTGATAATGAACTGGCAACCTGTTCATCAGTATAACGAGTCATTTTTGATAATTTTGTGGTGTAATTGGTAATGTTTCTTTCAGCGTCTTTCCATTTATAACCATACTGCTCGACTGTAGTTTTTAAACGATTAAAAACAGTTTCACTTGTGGCTGCTTCTTTAGATGCTTTACCCATAATTAATGTAATTGATGCACCAACAGCAGTTATAGCCGCTCCACATTTAAGTAAGGCCACTTTATTTCTGTCAACAGCAGCAACAAAACCATCCAAATCTTTTCTGGCTGCCGATATATTAACAGTCCAATCAGCAAGATCGGCTTTTATTCGAGTTATTAGATTCCCAGCTAAAACATCTTCACTCATCTACCACCACCAATTTTTAAAATAGCATCTGCTATCGTTTGGGATGTTTCAATCTTTGAATCAGTCAATGCTTTTGTTAAATAGGGTTTTGGAGGATAACCATGTGTCCAATGACCTATTCCATCATCATCTAAATACATCCAAGGGGTTTGTCTACCATTGCCATTTTCAGCATAAATACCAGTTCCAAAGTGAACATGAACAGCATAATTTACAAATGAACCAACAATTACCGATGCAACTGTTCCTTCTATATCAACTTTAGGAGGAGATACCCCATCGGAAGAACACATTGTTTTACCATATAAACCCGCTGAATGTTTTCTCTTATACCATGTTTCAGGTTCTGAATAAACCATTTCTTCAAGATTTTGTTTTGCTTTTTCAGTTACTATTTGTCCACAATCAATCATGGCCGCTTGAAATACAGGGTTCTGTAAAAGGTTCTCTAAAACCTTAAATACACCTAATAATTCATGATAACCTTCAATCTGCATTTCAAGCTCTGCCATGACCCATTTTCTCCATTTGCTGCATGTGTTTAATACCATCAATACCGGTTTTAAACTTTTTACCACTATTAGAGGAATTGGTTTGTTTTTCTTTATCCATTTCCTCTTTTTCCAATTGACTACCTTTTACCGCTATTGAGATATCAAAATTCATTTCCCATAATTCGGATTCTTGTAATATTTTTGATGGCCTTTGATGATATCGTTGGCAAAGGCCATCAAGTAAACTAACCAATTTATCATTGGTTACGAAAGGATTCCATATCAGGGGCACCTTTTACATTAATCTTTGAATTATAGGCAAATATCTCCATTTTATCATCGAATGGAATTTCAGATACATTTTCTGATGTAACAATAGGACTGACAACTGATAAAACAGTGATTTTATCAATCATGGAAAGCATACTCTTTATTTCATCACCTGACATTTTACCTTTACCACCAGCCATTTTACTGGATGTTTCAGAAGCTGTATTGAATAGTTCTATTGGAATATTACCACAAGATGCCTGTTCCAATAAATTCAATTTCCGTACCTCAATACTAATACCAGATGGTAGATCAAGAATTTCTGTGATGTTCTTTTTCGCTTTCCAATCAGAAAATGAATTAACTTTTTTAATTTCTTTACTCATAATGGGTTTCCCTCCCGGTTTAAAATCAATTTCTAACTACTGGAACCATTAAAATTTTAAAGGAATAACTTAAAATAGTATACTTATATGCTTTTTAACTTTGAACGTTTAAAAGGGCTATTTACGCAGTAGCAGTGCTATCACCCATAAGGAATAGCTGATTCCCCGAATCTTTAGTAGAATCCCTTATTGCATGAAATTCAACAGGAACTACCCAAGCACCATTTTCGAGTGAGAAACCATAATTAATTTTTACTTCAGGAAATGCTTTATAAACTGTAATTTTTTCATTTGCATCAGATGATTCCGTACCAGCACCATCCGATAATGGGGTAATTATTAATTCAGCAGCATCGGCAACTTCAATTTGATGCCCACCAAATGATATTTTCTTTTTACTGCCACCGCCATCGAGAACATAGGTACCAGTTTTCATTACGGTGGTGAGTTTGTTCAATTCTGTTTCAAGCATCGCCACTGTACAGGTAGCCCGTTCAGAAACTACCTTTTTATCAATAATCATAGAGCTTTGAGAAGCGGTTAATTCAAAATACGTAATATCATAAACGAATGTTACGGCATCTTTGAAAAACCCTAACTCAACCGAATTAAAAGTAACTCCAGCCGCTCCATAATTAATATTGGTAGCTGTAAGAGTCCTAAGTGCCATTAAATTCTCCTTACCAGATAATGTTTTAAAACTTTATGCCCTTCGTCTTGTTCTACACGTATAAAGGGCTGTCCAATACCATAAATAATTTTCCATTGGTGTTCCACCGAATCTATCAGGTCCGGCGTTTCTCACACACGTACATAAATCAAGAGTACTATTTAAAATTACATTTGCTTTTTTATCAAGCAATTCATCAATATTTTGAATCATATAAAATGCATCATCAGATTCTAAGTGTCGAACAAGCACCCGTAAACCAACCAATTCTATTTGTGGTACAGTGGAATGTGCTGTTCTTAATTCAGCGTCTACTACTATTCCAATAGGATTGGAATCATCTTTAAATGAATCACGATAAACATCAATTGATTCATTTCCACGTCCAATAATACTTTCCATATTATTACCGAAATAATCAATAAATGCCTGTTCGACATCATAAATCATGATTTATGCTTCTTTCGTATAACAGATTACTATTGTGAGTCCCGCCATATCTGATGCCGTTCCAGTTTGTACAAATTCGAGTTGAATATGACCAGCAGCAGCTATTGTAGCAAATTCAGGGGCAACCTCTCCAACATCATATAGTTGTCCTTTTGTCAAATCAATAGCACCACCATATGGCCCATGAACGAATGCATCAGAAATAACATTACCAGAATTATCCTTGAAAAGTAATTGCCAAAACGCTGAATTAGAATCGGCGAGAGCAGTTGTATTTACACCAATATAAATCGCTCTAATTCTGGTAGTACAATGTGGTTTATATATTGGGCACTTTTTAGAATCAGCAGTAGAAATAGTACCAACATTTACCGCTTGATAATAATATTGGTCAACAGGAATATCACCGGTATTACCACCGTGCATTTTACCATTTACGTCAATCCGAAATTTCTCAATACCATTTTCCCGAACACTTAAAGCGTCCCGCTGGTCATGGTCAAATGTAATTGCAGAAGCAGTACCTACCTCATTTATGATTCGCATTACATTATCAGTAGCAGTACCAACTGTGGTATTTGGCTGGTCAATGGTATAGGTAACATGTACTGTTACTCCATACATTGCGACACCATTGCCAGTTTTTACTATTCGTAATTGTAATGTCTGTCCTGCTTTCAAATGGTCGGGATCACCAGTAGTTGCAATACTAACCGCTCTCGGAACTTTAGCGGTGAATGCAACCGATGCTGTAGTAAGTGTTCCCAAGTCAGTTGTATTACCTGTTTGTTCAACATAGCAAGTTTGATAATGTGATGCATTTGCGGTAGCGGTAGCATCAGTTGCTATTGAAACATTTGTAATGGTAACATCATGTTTTGCCCTAAATAATGGATAGGTAAAAGCATCATTATTCGCTGCCACATCACCAATTCCAATGGCAAGTTGTCGATATTTCCATCCGGATGTGGTTCGAATAAAACCATCACTCATAAGAGCAAATTTTTCCGTACCATCATCATAATGGACAAGAATATCCCGTTTATTATTCACATCGAATGATGCCATAGGTCCATTGCCTTGGGAATCCTCAATATGAATACAACTCGTAGCACCCATAATTTATATAACCTCCATATTATAACAGTGTATATTCGATCTGAAAGGTAAGTCCGGCCATTGCTAAACCACTACTGGTTTTTGCAAATGTAGCATATAGATATTCACCAGCAGCAAGCGCAGCATTTGTAATACTTCCCAGTGATAACCATGTTTCATCTGCAAGTCCCGGATTGGCTGTATTAGTAATCCCGTCAGCAGTAACAGCAGCATCATCCGAACTTCTCTTTACTACTATCCCCTGTTTATTCGTTGAACCATCTGCTGTATTAGCATTCACGGCAACATAAATATTGGTTATTGTAACTGCATTTGAAAATTTATGAAGCGCTGGTGTTAATGCATCTGCATCCGCAGGCAAATCACCATATGATACCTGAACAGCACGTTTAGCATCACCACCACCCGGATCAGGAAGTCCACCAGAATCTACTGAAAATGTTTCCGTCCCACCCTTTTTAAATACTACAAAATCCCTATCAGCACCAGTACCAGCCCCCTGATCGTTTCGAATAATAGGACCGGTTCCGGGGGGATTAACAAAATTCAATACGGAATCTGTTGCCATATTACTTCACCTTTCGTGTTAATTTTTTTGGTTCGACTTCCATATTCTGAATTCTTTTTACTTCACTCATTACAACGGTGTTTGCCAATGCTACCTCTTTCTCGTCAAATGTGAGCGTTCCATTAAGTAACCCTTGCACTAATTGTAACCGTGTCTTCATTATATTCCCTCCGTTTCTCTACAAACACTTTATATAATTCTGTTCTACCAGTTAAATATGATTTTTTTCTCAATATACCTCCTGTTACGATATCATAAACGTAGTTATCAAATAAGATTCTATCATATTCTTGTATTGCCTCAGACAAGTAAAATACTCCTGAAACAATAACATCTTTTATCTTTTCCGTGGAAACTTTCATTCCCTCCTCTTGTAGGAATAAACATTTTTTATCAGCACTTGGCGAATAGGAATAATCCCCATGTGAATTTCTGGAATTTTCCTGCCGTTGCAAGTATTTACAAGTCTGAGGCAATAAGCAATTAATCATAATATCAATCCCATATCAGTATAAGTAGCGGGATCAAAACTATAAAATACATTGTTTCTTGGTATTGACCCTAAAAGCACTTGGATATGATTATCATGTAACCCAAAATCTAAACCTTCAATAGCAAGTTTCTTTGCCATCAATGGATTTTTCCAGAGATAAAGAGCAATAGTAGCTTCAATTCGTTTTACCAAAGAAATAGTATCAGTATAAAAATTATCTGTTGATTGCCATCCATAATTGTAGGTAATAATTATATTATCATGTCCCCAAGGTAAACCAGAATATACCCGAATCATTCCTTCTATTTTTCGTAACTCAAAATCTGTTGTTTCTGTTTGAATAGTACTATCAATAGTAAATGATGAAACAGATATAATAGGTGTTCGCACTTGTAACCATTGATCCTGCCCATTTCCTGAATATGTTTCAGTAATGGTGGTTACTAACCATCGATAGTTTGTATATGAATGTATCATAGACATTGCATCATCCAAACATACCTGAGGAATTAAACTATCAGCTTCAAATCCACAGCGTGCAGATGCATCTTCTCTTGTATTATAGGACATTAATCTACCTCACTGTATTATATCACCAATTATATCACCCATTGAATTAGATATTGTATCATCAACTATACTTTTATTTTCATCAACTACTGATGGTATTGACGGAGTCACATATTCATCATACGTTATCGCCCCATACGGTATGTCATTGTCTGCGTAAACTTGGTTATCGTCAGGGATGTATTGAACGGTCATGGCGAAATCGGCGTTACTATTAGAATCCCCGGCTGGTGTGTAGCTCCAGTTGTCGAACAGTGAATACGAGAATGTTGCATTCGCCGCTATCTTTGCCGAATCAACCTCGGACAGGAATAAGCAGTTCGCATACGTCCCCGGCCCGATTGAGTCAATCTTGCCAACCGTGCGCCGCGTGAACGTCCGAGGGTATGACCCACCAACCGTGCTGACACTATCGACTATATCGCGTTCGACAGTGACTGTGGAATCCTCAGAGATGTCCCTGTTGTGCCATTTCAGTAACAGTGTACCATTACCATCGATTGCAATCTCAGGATGGCTATTCAGGTCAATGCCAGTGGCGTCCGAATAGAATACGGTAGCGGTATCGGCTGGTTCAACCCACAGTTTCCCGTCAAGATATGCAATGGTATCACCAGCAGCGGAGACTTTCGATGTATCGATAACCACGGTCTGCCGGATTCCGCCGATAGTCACGAATGCCGGTTGTGGTGTAATCGCCTTGTAACGCAGGTGTGCGTCACCGGTAGTTGTGGTGCTGGTTCTTACAATTAATTCGGCCGCTGTACTCGCACCTGCTTCAACGGTATAGAATCTCATGTATCCACCGTTACTATCCTGATGCTTAACAAACACTTGGAGTGTCTCATCCCATGCAGATATAGCCACAACTTCTTTGAGTATATCTGTTATGACAACAGAATCCTTGACGCCCTGCGCATTCTGTGGTACAGGCCACGTAACGTTAGCGGTCGTTAAATTAGCAAGAGCAGTATTAAATAACGCCGCAGATGTCACGGCCTTATTTGATGCAGAATCTTTTGCTGCAACAATAAATTCTCTTGATACATCATTAGAATAGTGAGTAAGACGCAGCCATGCAGAATCTATGGTGGCGGTGGCATATGAATATGGGGATAGATTAAACCCAAACCATGCATCACAATGAGTTGCTGTATCTATACCAATATACATATTCCCACTATTATCACTCATATAGTTAGCACCATACATAAAACCGTCATATGCCGCCGATGCAACTTTTATTGTATCTATGGTTGCTATGGTTGCCCCAGTCAGTGTACTCCAAC